CAGGAAGGTCAGTAGCACCAGCAGCGAGACCGCCAGGGCGGCGAACTCGCGCACACGGGCCGCGACCGGGGAGGCCGGGCCGGGCTCAGTCGTGGGCGACGCCGCCGATGCTGGCATGGTCGCCGCCGGCGAGGCTGTCCCCCGTGCCTGAGACGGTGTGGGCGCCGCCCGCGCCTGCGGCGAGGCTGTCTGTGCCACTGGTGGCGCCGGTGACCGTGTGGGCGCCGCCGGTGGCGCTGGCGGCCGCGGGCACGCTGGCGGCCCCGCCCAGGCTGGCGGCGGGCACATTGGAGGCGACGACGGGTGCCCCCGGGTCGGTGGTGCCCAGCGGCACCGGGGCGGTGTCGGTGGCGGCGGCCACCGCGGCCACCGTCGCCAGCAGATCATGCTCGGTGGCGAGGATCTCGGCTTCCGGCAGGCCGCGCGCGACGCCCTCGGCGATCACAATGTTCATCCCCTTGGCCAACATCGGGTCGCTCGCCTTGAGGGACGACCAGGCCGTCCCGGCCAGCAGCGCCTCGGCGAGAATCCAGTGCGCCGCGCGGTTCAGCGCGTGGCCGCCCTGATGCGCCCAGCTCGCGGCAGCGCCGCCGCCTTGTGTGGTAATGCCAGACATACGTAATCTCCTGTACGGGTGTGGACTTTGCAGGCGCGTTGGATCAGCGCGATGTTGCCGCCGGCGGGGGCGCCTCGAGTACGGTCGGCGGGGCCGGCGGCGCGAGATGCGCGGACAACGTGTTGAAGATCAGCATGAGCAAGGCGAGGCCGCCGGTCACCGCGCCGATCACGCCGAGCACCGTGCCCAGCGAGTCGCGCGAGTCAGCTTCAGCCTGGCGCGCCCCGACCCGGCTGGCCTCGCCGCGGTTCAACCGCCCCTCCAAATTGCGAATATCGGAGGCGACCGCGTCGCGCAGCGAGATGATCTTGCCGTCGAGTGATTCGAGTTCCTTGGCGGTCGCGGCCTCCGATTTGGCGATCGCCGCGGCGTTCGACTGATTCTGCGCCAGACCGAGCTTCTCCTGCGCCGCGAAGGCTGCGATGACCGCCAAGCGCTGCGCCTCGAAACGCTCATCGGTGAGTCGCGTGACGCCGTTTAACCGCTCCTCGAATACCGATTGGAGCGATTCGATGCGGCGCGCGGTGTCGGCGTGCGCATTCGCGGTGGCTGTCCGCGCGCCCTCGATCGCGTCAACCAGCCCGTCGCGTCGGGCGTCGGCCGTCGCAGCCGCGGCGACCAGGCGCTGATTGAACTCCTCGCGCACCTCATCCTTGGCCATGCTGATTGCGCGCGCCACGGCTTCCACGCGGTCCAAGGTCGGGGGAGCGGAGCGTCGGCGCTCGGGGAGATCGCCGTTGCCGTTCATGACCTACTGCGGCCGCGTCACAGCGTTTCGCCCGCCAGCAACGCGGTCGATGATGGGGTGTAGAGGTTCGGCGCCGTGGCGACGGAGAACAGCAGCACCGCGCCGGTCTGCATCGCGATGCCCGGGAAGAAGTCAAACGGTGGCGTGTTGGCTGCGAGCGGCCAGGCCAGATCAGGGTTCACCGTCGCCCCGGCGGTCGGGATCGCGTTGGCATCGAGCAGCAGCAGCCAGCCGGGGACCGTGGTGGCCACCCCATGCACGAAGCGCACGGTGCACGGCACGGTGGCGAGCAGCAGCGCCGCAGCCGGCGTGACGGAGGTCGCGAGGCTGGGCGCCATGCAGGTTGTCTCCGGTCCGAAATCCCAGGTGGGCGGCTCTGGCGGCGGCGCGAGGGCGAAGTCGGCAGCGACCGGCACCACCGCGGCAAACACGATGATCCGGCCTGACGTCATGGTCAGTGTGATTTGCAGCACGTACTCGCGGCCAGCGACGCCGGCGGTGAACCAGGGCGTCAGCACCAGGCCGGCGAGGGTGAGCGCGGTGCAGGTCAGCTCGCCGGTGCCGCTCGGGCTGATCTGGACGGCCGCGCTGCGGGGCGCGTCGCCCTGGTTGATCAGATCGCGCAGTACGCGGGCGCCCGGCAGCGGCAACCGCGCCAGCTCGATCGGATAGTCCAGGGTCTCGCCCGGCTCGACGTTGGCGAAACTCAGGCGCGGCGCCGGGTTGAATGCACCGAACCGGCGCGGCCGCAGGCTGCCGATCGAGCCGGGCGGCGGTGGTGGCGACGGGGGTGAGGGCGGTGGCGGCGGCGTCGGCGGCGTCGGCGGCGAGGGCGGCACACTCGTTGCTCCGCTGAACAACAGGAGCAGGGACACGGGAGTGCTCCTATCGCGCTTGGTTGAGAATGAACCGATTGAAGTCAATCAGGCCTGACGTTCCGAACCCATTATAGCCGGTCTGGTTGTAGTGAATGCCGTCGGCCGTTAGGCCGGGGTTCCACAGACCGGAGCCGCCCCCACCATTGGCGAGGAAGTTGTATTCAGCAAAAGCGCACTGGTCGTAATAGCCGGCCATGCCTGGGAGACCTGCACGTATGGCTATGTTAACCGCCTCGCGAATGGCCTCTTGTGCCGTCGCCAGCGGGGTCTGATTGGCCGTGGTGGCCCAGTTATCCGTGCTTGTGGTCTCCGGTGGGATCGTGCTGGCAAACATCGCCAAGCTGGGGACCATGCCAGCGATGGTTGTGAGATCCGCCTTTAGCTGCGCAGCCGAACGTCCGCCGACGTGGATGTCGTTGATCCCAATCTCGCACAGCAAGTGCGAGCAGTATTTCAGAAGCAGCAGACGATTGACGTGGCCGCTTGGATTAAGCGACCAGAAATTCGCCTGATCCTCAACGCGCCCGACGTTGATGTAGCCATAGTAAGGGCCGACCGCGATCGCTTCGCCGCCAGTGTTGCCGTTGTTGAAGGACGCTGAGCAGTTCACTGCCAGCGCGGTGCGGCTGTCACCAATGATGCCGATGGATGGCTGGCGCGTTGGCCCGACGATCGCGAGGATGGGCATTTGGATAAGCCCGCCTTGCTCATCGTTCATCGTGCCGCCCATGGTTTGGTCGCCGCCCAAATAAACGGACGCGTCCCCATTGGCGGGGTCCATGCAGGTGTATGAACTGCCCCCGAGGTTATTGAGGGACACGTTAAAACCCCCGGCAGCCGTCGATGTGAGATACTGACGGGTGTAGAACTTGGCCCCCTTCGGGATAACCACGTTCAGCACGTCCGTAAATTGCGTCGTTCCTTGTGCCACCGTAAGGGTGGGAGAACCACCCCATTTTAGTTGGTAGAAGTTTCCGGCTGGATACTCGATGGATGCCGTCATGGTGACGGTTGCAGTTGTGTTTACATCCGTCTCAACGTTGATTGTGCTGGCGTCAATATACCAACCTTGTCCGAAGGCCACTTGAAGCTGGGTAATGTCGTCGCGGGCGTAGTGGTATTGGCGGTTGCCCCAATTCGAGGACGCCGCGCTGGCGTAAAAACCCTGCGCCAGCACGCAGCGCGTGGCCAGTTGCCCGATATATTGCGCGCCGGGCGTCCTGCGTCGGATCACATTAAACCGGCTGGGCATGCGATCAATCCTCAAGGATGGACGGCGTCAGCGTGAAGGTCTGACCGCTGATCGGCGTGGCGCCGGCACCCGAGATGATCGTCATGGTCCAATAAATCAGAGTGCCGCTCGGCAGCGCGAAATCGATCACCCCGCCGGCGTTCGGCACCGCGGCGGCATATGCGCCGTCGCCCACCTGGGTGAACGTCAAGGACACCGAACCGAGCCAGTGCGCGGCGCCTGTGGCGATCGCATAGGCCCCACCGTCACCATTGCTCAGCGTCGGGGCAGCGGTCCAGAACTCGACCAGCACCGCCACCGAACCCCAACCGCTGCTCGCGTTCGTGACCAGGCGCGCGCCGGTAATGCGTCCGGTGCCATTGGCAGCGGGGCTTGCGGTGAAAGAGGGAACGACAACGGAGCCCGCCGCGGTGTTCGAGGCGATGGCATTGTTCTGCGTGTACGCCGTGGTATTCGCCGGCCGCGTCAGGGTCGATGTGGGGTTGCCAGTCTTGCCGCCCACCTGCAGGCCACCGGCGGGCGTGAGCGCGGTGGGCAGCTTCGCCCCCACGGCCGTGACCGCGGTGGTAACAGCGCCAACCGAGGTGTTCACCGTGGTCAGTTCGGTCTCGACCGCGTTCACCGCCGTGGTGGTCGCGCCGATCGAGGTGTTCACCACGCCAAGCTCAGTGGTGACGGCACCGACCGAGGTATTGATGGTGGTCAGCTCGCTGTTGACCGTGCCGAGGGCGGTGTTCGTCGCGGTGATCGACGTGTTGACGACGACCAGTTCAGCCTCGGCCGCGTTCACCGCCGTGGTCACCGCGCCGACCGAGGTGTTCACCGTGGTCAGTTCTGTCTCGACGGCATTCACCGCGGTGGTCACAGCGCCGACCGACGCGTTCACCGTGGTCAGTTCTGTCTCGACGGCGTTCACCGCCGTGGTGGTCGCGCCGACCGAAGTGTTGACGGTGGTCAGTTCCGAATTGGTGGTGGCGAGCGCCGTGTTGGTCGCAGCAATGGCCGTGGTGATCGCCGAGCCGACGTCGGTATTGCCGGTCGCTTCATCGACCAGGCCGACGAGCTGCACAAACGGGCCGGCGCCAGTGCCGGATAGATCCTTGGCCCTGACCGGGACGCCAGCCTCGCCCGTCCCGGTGAACGGGGGAGTCAAATTGTCAGCCATGGCGGGTGTCCTTTATGCGGCGGCGGGGCCAGATCAGGCGATGGTCAGCGGCAGTGTCGGAAAACTCGCGCTGCCGCCAGCGATGATCGCGCCGAGCGCTTGCGTGTAGTTGTACACGTAGCTCTCCAACGCACTGGCGAAATCGGTGAACGCGGCGGCGGTGAAGGCGTGCGGCGCGCCGGTCACGTCCTGCCAGAAGAAGGTCGAACCGCCGCCCGGCAGGCCCTTGCCGGCTGCGACGCCGGCCGAGATCCCGGTGATCTGATTCTGCGACACCTGATCGAGCGGATAAGTGCCATCGAGGGCGGGGGTGCCGGTGGATGCGACGGCCACGCCGGCGGTCAGGAACGCCGGCAGCCATTGGGCCATGATCACCTGGCCGAGCGCCGCGGCGGAGGCAATCTGCGTCGGCACATTGCCGGTCGCCAGCCACGCGAGATAGGTCGCATCGGTCACCGGAACGTAGGCCACCCGCTGGCTTGACCAGACCTGGGTGGTCGAGCCGCCGACCGCCCAATACCAGTTCATCGCGTTATACATCGACGCCTCCGGGGGTTAGTTGTAGACGCCGCCGGCGCTCGCGCTCCCGGCAGCATTCCCCGGGAAGTAGGAGGCGCCCCCGCCGTTGGTGTTGATCACGCCATTCAGAGTGACAACGTAAACCGGCCCGGTCGCGCCACTGCCGCCGAAGGTCATACCCGGCATATACATAACGCCGCACGCACCCGCATTGACGAACGAGGAGGAGAACGCCGGCGTGCCGATCAACGTGACGGCCGAACCAGCGCAGGTAGCGTAACCGCCATCATAGCATTGCACGTGAATGGGCGCGCCCCCTGAGATCGTATAGGGGTTGCCGGTCGACTGGATGAGCGAGGCGACTGTGGACAGGATGTGGGCGCCACTGCATGCGCCAAAGTTGATGTTGCTGAACTGAATGCCGCCGCCGAAAAAGGCGTACAGGCCGAGCCCTTCGCCATTGTAGTTTGTGGTCGTTCCGGACGCTTCTAATTTGAACCCGTTAACCGCGATCTGCGCGCCGTTCGTCGCCATAAAGCAGTTGTTATTCGTGGCGATGATGACGCAGTTGCTCGGCGTGGTCGGATTGCCGGCAAAGATGACGGAGGGCCCAGCGCCGCCCGGGACATTGTTGATCCCGCTGGTCGCGCCGATCGGGTTGCCAACGCAGGCCACGCCGGCGGTGTATGTGCCATTGGCGACGTTGACCGTGACGGTCTGGCCGTCCAGATCGTAGTTCTCAATGATCGTGTTCCACGCCTTCTGCAAGGTGAGGAACGGGGTGCCCGCGGTCAGGCCGTTGTTGGCGTCGCTGCCGGTGGTCGACACATAGAGATTGAGCGCGCCGGTCAGCTTGACGCGGAACAGCACCCGCAGCGCCTGCAACACCTGCGTGACGTTGGTCCCGGTGGTGTCCGGGGTGATGCCGCCGGCGGCGAGGAGCGACATCAGCTCCTCTTGCACCATGTTGAGCCACCAATATCGCACGCGCGTGGCGCCGGTCCCCCCTTGGAAAAAGCCAATATTGCCAGTGAGCGCCGGCGGCGTCGGCAACACTGCTGCCGCGGTCGGGTCATAGATGCGTTGCATGGCGCTCGCTCAGGACGTGAGGAAAATGACGGTGGTCTCGGCCGGCGCGTCCTGTTGGATGCGGCAGATCAGCTCGGGCGCGTCGATGGTCTCCAGCGGATCGTCCGCGGCCGACTCATCCGCCGAGAAATAGAAGGTGGTCGCGCCCGGCACGTTCACCTGCCAAACAAAGGCCCAGTACGGGTCATAGTCCGGCAGCTCGCACGGCATGTCGGCCGAGAACGGACGAAACTCGGTGATGGTGATGACGTAGCCGAGCGCCGCCGCCAGCGTGATGAAATAGGGGATGTTCAGCGCGCCGCGTGCCGCGAACTTCGCCCGCACCGCCGCCGCGCGCTGTTCCAGCGACGGGTTCAGCGGCGTGCACGGATCCGGCAGGCCGAGCGACTCCTCCCATTCCCGCAGGAGGTTTTGCGTGGTGTCAGGATTGGCATCGACCAGCACCTGCCGCGCGGCCGCGGTCGAGCGGGTATAGGTCGGCGCCAGCGCCAGCAGCACCTGCGGGATGGTCGCGGCAGCGTCGGTGCGCCAGACCCGGCCGCGCGGCAGCAGGCGCTGCATCGCCGCGGCGTAATCGGTGGTGCCGAACGCCCCGGGCTGCGCGGGTTGCGGCGGCGGCGGTGGCGGGGGTGGCGGCGGTGGCGGCGGCGGGGGCGGTGGCGGCGGCGGGGGCGAACTGGTCCCGCCGCTGAACAATACGAGCAGCGTCACCGGATCGCGCCCTAGGCCAGCGTGCCGAGCGTGAACAGCGATCCGACCGCCGAGGTGATCGGCCAGCTCGCCGGCACGGTGATGGCGAAGGTGGGAAGGCCGCCGATCGCGTTCAGTGCGGCGGAGAACTGGCTTTGCTCAAGCGAAGTGGTGCCGAGCGGGCTGTCCGCTTGCAGGAACATCTCGGTCAGCGCCGTGGCCACCTGGCCCTGTTGGGTGGTGGACAGGCTGCTCCAGACGTCGATGGTGACGTTGACCGTCTCCGGCACCGGCGCCAGCACATAGACGATCGGGGTGACCGGGCGCAGCGGGTAGATGTAGTTCGCCACCGTGAGCTGGTCGCCGGTGGCGGCGGTGTCGCGGGTCTCCAAGGTGGCAACGCCGTTGGACCCCTGCGGAAAGCCGCCGTGAATGGCCTCCGACGCGTCCAGCATGACATAGACGAACACGGTGCCGCCGACCGTGCCGACGCTCGCCCAGGCGCGGGTGACGCCCGGCACCTCCAGCGCCCAGGTGACGTAATCCGCCTGGTTGCCGCCATGCGGCGGCGCCGCGTACGACTCCAGCATCCGCGAGCGCAGCGGCGGATCGAGTTCAAGGTCGGTGCCGCCGGTGAGCGGCCCGCTGGCGCTGCCCACCGGACTGACCCCCGGCACCACCACGCTGAGCGTCAGCGGCGTGCCGCTATCGGTGTTGCCGGCCGAGCCGGCCAGCACCGCCTGCACCGTCACGGTGACCGAGCCGCCGCCGCCCACCGTGGCGTCCGCGAGCGTGATGTATTGCGTCAGATCAGGCCGGGTCAGCAGGGTGCCCGCGGGCAGATCGGAGGTCGCCACGCCACTCCAGGTCCCCGGTCCGCTGGCCTTCTGCGGCCCCTCGCGCAGCACTGGCGTCGGTGCCAGCGCGGCCCATGCCTCAAGGTATTCCGCGGTCGAGGTGAACGGGGTGGATTGAAGGCTGATCCAGTCGAGATAGCCGTAGTGTAGATAGGCCAGCCCGGCCTGCACCCAGGCCATCACCCGCAGCACCGAGCGGCGCAGGAAGCCGTCTGCATTTGGCAGATCGGAGGCGGTGATGTCCTGCATCGCGGACGCGCGCAACGCCGTCAGCGTGGGGCGCGGAAACGGCATCAGGGCTCTCCGTCACGTCGGCGGCGGCAGCAACAGGTTCCCCGCGCCCCAGGCATAGTCGTAGATCGTGTTGACCCCGTTCGCGGTGATCATCACGCGGGCGCCGATGCCGCCGTTGCTGAGGTAATACGGGCTGGCATCGACCGCCGACGCGACGCCATCGGTGATCATCCAACTGAGGCAGGTGATCAGTTCGTCACGCATCCAGTTCAAGGTGTCCTGGTTGCGAATGCGGACGAAGGCCTGCCACAGCTTGGAGCCGAAACGGTCGTTGGCGATCACCGGCAGGGTCGGGTCTTCGTACGCCGCATAGGTGTCGAACCACACCCCGCGCGGATCGTTGGTGTCCGGCACTATGTCGCCCGGATCGGCCTGCGCATCGGAAAAGATGCTGATCAGCACGGCGGTTTGCAGCTCATAGCCTTGTTGCAGATCGCCGCCGTTCATCACCAGGTCGCCGGTGCCGGTCACCGGGTCCCAGGCGATCGTTGCATCGCCCATGGGTTGCTCCCGTCACAGACCCGGGGTTGGCACGGACGTGCCGGCGGCGGTGGTGCCGGTGCCGTGGCGATGCTGGCCGAGGGTGACCTGGTCGGCGCCACCGAAGCCGCGGATGATCTCGCCGGTGACATGCAGATCTCCGGTGATCAGGGTCGGGTTGCCGGCGCCATTGACCGAGGGGCCAGACGCGGTGAGCCACATGAATGCCCCGCGGCTGTCGTAGAGCGCGCTGTCGCCGAGCGCGAGATTTGTCAGCCGGTAGGTCTGATGCCCCGACGCGATCCCGACCGCCTTGGACCGCTGGCCGTCGAGAAACGCGACATGAACGTTGGCGCCGATCGGCGGCACGGCGGTGTGGCCATAGTTGAACAGCAGCGGCACATTGTCGCGCAGCGACAGCGGATCGAGCTGCAACTGCACGGTCTGCACCGGGCCGCTGTCGATCGGCGGCAGGGTGCTTTGCGCGATCGCAAACGGCACGCCGAGTAGCCGCTTGATGTCGGCCAGCTCGCGCTCCAGCTCGGCGACACGCACTTCCAGCCAGGTCATGAGTTCGGCCCCGTGGTGGCCGGCCCTGGCAGCCAGGGCGCGCTCTGCTGTGCCGGATTGGTCGAGGCCGGCGCGGGGGATTGCGCGGACGGGTTCACGCCCGCCACCTCGGCGTTCCACAGGTTCAGCGGGTTCGGCTGTGGGGTGAACGCCGCCGGCGGCATCAGCACCAGGTCGGCATGCGTGCCGGAGAGGTCCTTGCGAAAGGTCACCGTGCCGATGATCCACTTCGCGCCGGTGATGTCGTTGTCCGGCGCCTCGATCGGTGCCAGCCAGTTCGGTGTCCACAGCTTCCCGGTGCCCGCGTCCCGGTCGCCGTCGCGCCAGGAATCGCAGGTGATTCGCGCGGCCTGGCTGCGGCCGAGCCGGCGGGCAAATTCCCAATTCGCCATCGCCAGCCCAACATCATAGGCCGGCACGAGTTGGCGCGAGACCTGGATCAGCACGCGGTGTTCCGGCATCGTCGGATCGGTCGCGATCGCGCGCTGATTGGCGAGCGGGGAAATCTCGGTCAGCGTGTTGATGCCCTGGTAGACCACCACGTAATCCGAGTAGCGGCCGTCCTCCGATTGCGTGGCGATCAGGCTCTCGATGTTGCCCGGCTGGGTGAAGCCCGAGGCCATCGCATTGGTGCCGATGCGATCGAGCACCAGCTTGCCGTTGTTGTCCTCATAGACCAGGTAACCGGCGTAGCGCGCGACGCTTTCGATGATCTGATACGGCGTCTCGCCGAGCGCCACCTGAAACGGCAGGATCGGGATGCCGAGATCCGCCACCGCCGACCGCACCGTGACGCCGTACGCCTTGCTCAGCCGGGTGGCCAGGTCGAGCGTGTTGGTGGCGTTCATCATGCCGCCCTTGAGCCCCGGATCGTTCACCAGGTCGGCGCTGCAATCCACCAGGTTGCGGGTCAGGCCGCGCCCGGTCAGCGTGACGCCATGATTGGTCGGGTTGGTCGAGATCGTCCGCCGGTCGAGCCAGCCGGTGATGACGGTGTCCTTGCCGATGAAAATGGTGCAGGGCTGACCGGAGCGGGTCGCCGCCAAATTATTCCGAATGAATTCCACCGAGGCCGTCACGCTGAAGCTGTTCGGCAGGGTCTCGCAGGAGAGGGTGATCGAGGCGGTTTTCCAACCCTGGAAGCGGTTGGCGCCGAGCTGGACGATGACCTCGTTCGGATCGGTCGAGGCGAGCGAGCTGCTGACTGCCGGGGTCGGCGGGACATAGCGCGGCGCGGTGATGTTGATGGTGCCGAAATCGAGCACGCCGTCGTCGTTGACGGTGCCCGGTGTCAGCGTGTCGGCACCGCTCACGCCGAGAGCACCTGGAACGACAGCGGGCAGAACGCCGGATGCGGCGCCACGGCCTCAGCGGCGATCTGATCCGAGCGCGAGGCGTCCTGGTAGAGCCGCTGGGCGATCGCCAGCGACGGCATGTTCTGCGGCAACCGGACGGTCACCACGGAGGGCAGCGCTGCGCCGCGCACCGTGAGGTCCTGGATCACCGCGCCGCGCAGGATCTTCAACGCGGCGTAGCTGGCGTCCTGTTCGGCATCGCCGGCGGTGGTGACCAGCGTGTCAAAGGCGTTCGTCATCACCAGTCGCAGCGCCGCGGCGTCGTTGTAGCTGACCGGCTGATACGCCGCCGAGGCATAGGCCAGGCTCACCCCGGCGGCGATCGCGCAGGCCGCCACCATCGCGTCGCGGATCGTCGCGGCCGCGGCGGGAATGCCGACCGTGCCCAACTGCGTGTCGGTGTAGGTAAAGGCGGCCAGCCCGACCAGCACGCGCACCTGGTCGGCCGGGTCAGTGATCCCGGCCCGCATCGCCTCCAGCATGGTGGAGAGCGGGGTCAGCAGATCGGTGGCGGCACTGTAGCTGGCTGCCGCGGCGATGACCGTGGCGGCCGCCGCAGCGGTCGCCTGGCGCTGGGTGACGAGCTGCGCCTGCAAGCTGGCCACCGTGGTGCCGACCGGCAGCAGGGTCACGGTCGAGCCGGCGGCGTAGCGGCCATAGGAGGTGTTCGCGTCCGGCGGCGGCAGGCCGGCCGCCATGCTGATGATGCCGGTCGGGTCAGCACCGCCCAGGGTCACCGCGGTGGTGAAGGCGGTCACCGTGGTGACCCCCTCAGCGATCACCGTGGGGCCAAGCGCGGCGGCCGGGCCGGCCACGCTGCCGAGGTCGCTGTTGGCGGCCAGCAGGGCACTGGCGCCGGCCAGCAGCACCGCCACCGCGGTAGCGATGATGGCCGACGGCGAGACTGTGCCGGAATGCTCGATGAACTCGAAGGCAAAGCTGATGACCCGCATGCGGTCGCGATGCACAGCGCTGGTGGCCGAGCCCACGTCCACGCTGACCGCGCCGATCGTGGGATGTACCAGGATGCCCGGCCCCTTGGCCTCCAGGGCGGTATCGAGCGCGAGCTGCATCGCCGGCGCGATGTCGCCGATCAAATAGCCGGTGAACGAATAGGTGCGCAGCGCGCGGCCCATGTCCTCGGGCCAGCCGCCGTCGCGGAACGGATATTGATGCACCGCCAGCCGGCGGCCTTTTTTCACCTGTTCGCCGATCACCTTGAACGGCACGCCGCGGAACGAGGCAACCTGGAGCAGCCCGAGAAAGCCGGCGATCGAGGTCGGCGGGGCAAAGCCGGTGATGCCGGTGAAGCCGCTCACGAGATATGCCCCATCGCGGTGGCGACGCGCGGCGGCGCGACTGAGGCGGCGCCGGTCGCCGAGGCAGCGGCGGTGGTGCCGGCGGGGGCACCATGCAGGTCGATCGTCACATGCACACGGCCGGTCTCCTGCGCCTCATTGGCCGTGAGATCCTGGGAGAAGCGCTCGCTGGTGGTGGTGGCCTCGATGCCGGCCGGCAGTGACGTCCACTGGCCATGCAGCGCCGCGCCGATCTGGGCGAAGCGCATCGGGTCGCGCAGATCGGTGGCGAGATCGCGATGGGTTTTCTCGGAGTATGTCCGCTGCGCCAGGTCCCAGCCGGCGCGCATCTGCGACTCCTTTTCGAAGTCGGTCAGCCCGAGGCGGCGCTGCTCATCGTCCCAGGTCGAGCCGATCATCTGCAAGCCGCCGGCGGCCGAGCTGGTGAGGCCCTTATTCGGTCCGCTGGTGATCAGCCGGCCGATATGCGGGTGATGCGAGAAATCGGTGATCGACTGCACGCCGGCCGGATCACCGTAGATCGCGCCCCAACGGCCGCCGCTCTCGGTGCGCGCGATGGTGTTGAGCAGCGCCCGCCCTTCCGGGGGGATCGGGGTCTCGCCGGTGGCGGCGGGCACGGTGGGCGGCAGTTGGACGGAGGCCTGCGGCGCGGCGGTCGGTGGTGCAGGTGGCGGCAGCGTGGTCGACGGCCACC